CAAGTCTTCGTGGAAATCCTTTTGTAAAAACAACCTTTTAGCAGACACGATTGTTGAGGATATTTTACCCAAGATAAATACCATCTGTTTCTTATCCTACAAGTTGATAAACTTCCATTTTACACGTCTTTTGGAAGAACACAAACCCTTGCCTGAAATAAAACAAAATCTATTTTATCAAGCGTGTTGTATGGTTTCGCAACTCAAATATACAAAGGATACTACGGATACAACCACCGAACTATATGAAAGTTTTTCACAGATGAGGGAGTTTATGACTGATGCTTTACCTGCTCGTGATTATTTATGTTTAGGATACATTACCAACCTGAATAAATTACAACTCACGATGGCAAATAATCATTTGAAACTGAACTTTTATAATCGGTTTCGTAAATATTTGAAATTACGAACTGGTGAAACTGATAATGCTGTTGTATATCGTTGGTTGAAAGATATTTATGAACCAAAATACGAAGGAAAGAACACGTTTATTTTGTATATGCGTGAATGGTTGAAATACACACCAACTGAAGCAAACATCGTAAAACATTCCAATCACTTTGTAAAGATTTACTATTCTATTTTGAAGGAGTTTGAAAAGTATCCTGATACAAAAGGAATACGAACCTTTACTTTATTACCACACAAGCACGGATTTACGCAATCACATATTACCATTTGTAATACTGGTTTAGAAAACACACTCAAATACATAGCAAAGAAACTAAAAGTAGAAAATAGTGATGTTGAAAGTGGTTTAGATGTGAAGAAGTTTTCTGAAAACAGCGAAGAATATTGGAGGGAACTTTTCAATATCAATCGGTATGAAACGAAAAACAAGAAGTTTGGATTTACAATTTTAACAGACGGAAAAAGTATTGTATTACAGATGAGAAAACCGAAACAACCTGATACACCTGTTCGTGAATACACAGAACAACAATACGATAATTTTATCGGTATTGACCCTGGTGTGAGAGCACTCATTACTTCTTATGATACAAATGATAAAATCATTCAAGTATCAACAAAGGAATATCGTCATAAAAGCAAAATGATTTATGCCTGTAAAAAACGTGTAGGGTGGTATAAAAGGTGGGAACATTATGAAGAATGGAAACTCATACCAACCATAAAAACCAGCAAAACAAGCGTAATGAAGGAATATTTCAAATACGTATTTCCACGAATGCGAACCTTTACGGAGTTTCATACAGAAAAAGGGTTTCGCAATTTGAACTTCACTTCCTATTGTAGAAGCAAAGCAACCTTAGCAAAAATATGCGAACGCATAGGAGGAGGTAAAAATGTGAAAACATTAGTAGGATTTGGTGATTATTCGCAACAACACGGTTTAGTAAAATCACATCCAACAACACCAATTTTACGATTGAAACGAGAACTTCGTAAGTATTGTAAGGTGATTGGAATAGATGAATACAACACCAGCAAAACGTGTTCTTCGTGTAGCAATCCTATTGAGTTATATAGAAACCGTATTCGTAGGAAAAAGAAGGGTGTTTTAGAACCCATAGCAAGAATGTCTAATATCCATAGTGTAATCCGTTGTAAAACCAACGAGTGTAAATTATGCTGTCTGGATAGGGACATCAACGCTTCAAAAAATATATTAGGGTTGCTTCTCAATCAGTATAGAGGAGAAGAAAGACCAGTATGTTTCAAACCAGCAAAAATTGGCGTTATACCTCGCAAGAGTGATAAGCGACCAAAGGCGTGCGATTCGCCATTACAACCTTGTTGATTTATTTTTACGGATATTTTGTTCCGTTTTAAATTACCAAGGGTGTAATCAAATATGCGGATCACCGCCATAATGTATTTGTGTAAGTGTAATCAATTATATTGTGATTACATTTACAAGTGGTTAATTCTATACATATTTATCTACAGAATCTCATCTCACCGGTGGTTGTAACGGTAGGAGTATTTTTATTTGGATAACCCAACTTATCTTTTATCGTATATCCATTCGCTGGTACATTATACGCCAACGCATTTGCTACGTGTAATCCATAAGCAGAAGTGTAGGATGCTGCGGTATTAGTAATAGTATCATATTTAATTCGCGCGATTTTAGAACTTGACGTGACTGCCCCTTGTTGTGCAAACTGCGGGTTATTTGGTTTGTAGTAAACACGATTATAACGAGGTTTTATTAGCGGTGACACAGCTGAGACGAATGTCTCATCCGTAGTATTTGTATTTGCAGATGGATATGTAGCAGATGCAAACCCGATTACAGTCTTAAATTCATTATCTAGGATAGTAACCTGTGGAGTAGTACTAACTGTGGGGGTTGTCCATTCGGTTGTTTCTGACACATTCAACTGAGTCGTTATGAAAGCCTTTTTGTAATTATTTGAAAGAACTAATGCTGCGCTAATTGGCGATACGGTTAATTCAATATTTTCGGTTGTGTTATTAAACACTATATTTATCAAAAATACCTTAGTTTGGTTATTCTCTCGTTGATAATAATGACGATTTGCAATCATTGTATTGTGTAAGAGATTGTTGAGATCCTCAGTGTCATAGTAACCAACTGGCACAGTCACTGTAACTGTCGCTGGCGGCGTGGTATTCGTCTCAACACTCGTTTCTGGATCTACAACTATGGTTGGTTGATTCACCCACGTATATTGAAAGCTAGTTGGAGCTGAGAGATAGAATTTTTTACAATTAGTTAATGTATTGCTTGCATAAATATTGTTTGTTGATAAACTGTCTCCTGGCGTTGCAGATGAATTCCCTGTACGAATGTAATAATATTGATTTTGATTAAACCCACGATTGCGACTGTTTATGTACTGTTGAGTATTTGTATAATAAGTTGCCTTGTCATTTGATAAATCAAACTGTTTTTTTATCATTCCGCCACTGCGTAAACGTCGCAATGCATTCGATTGAGTGGTGCCTACACTCTCAGACGGACAGTTAGCAGATTGGCTGCACATATCTTCTACCCATCCTTCCAAAGTTAGTAGTTGTGCCCACCCGGCGTTAGAATCTGTACGTGTTACAGTTAATACATTATCTTTAACGCTTACTGAGAATGCATCTGTCCAAGAGGGGTCTTGTGCATTTGTAGGAACTGAACTTACCTGAATATTATAATATGGAATCGTCACTTGTTTCGTATTTGTTAGTGACGAACCAATGTCAATATGAACACTATGCAATTTTACATTCAAGTGTTGCGTATTAACTAAACCGCCGGATTTACCATCGTTTATAGACGAGTTTGTTATACTGCCACCAGGCATATTCAATATTTCAATACTCATTGATTTTCGTTCGTTGCAAGTTAAATCCGATGGCACAACAATCTCGCGACGATATATTTTAAGCGGACGTCCACCACGTTTTTTGAAAATATTGTTACCCACTATTAGATTTTCATCAATCGCCCCGTTCTTTAAAATGGAACTTGATATTTGGTTAAATGTTCGTCCTTTCCAAGAAATAATTTCGTTTATACCAATATTTGAATTAGGAGACATATTATATATTATATATTATATAGTAGATATAATTAGTATGAAATATTCGGCGAAACTGTATGGCATAGTTCTCGTTGGGATAATAATAATCGTTGGATATACGGTATTATCAAATGGGTTATTTAAGAGCAATGAAGGTATGAATAATGAATCGTCCGCGACAACTCCTACAAAAAAAGAGGAAGCCGCTAAAAAGACAATCGATAAGTTAAAACACGAATTAGATCAATTAACTCCCGATCTTAATGCAAATAAAAAAGAATTGGGGAAGATTCAAACAAGGATCGAATTGTTATCTAGTCAAGTTCAATCCAAACAATCAGAGATTGATAAAATTCAAAATCAAATCGATGTTGACAACCTGGCGAGAACCGGATAAATTATTTTTATGCAAAACAAGATAAACATAATTCATTTACATTATTAGCGTAAATGAATATTATATTAAATGCCAACGAAATATCGTTACACAATGTAGTTTTAGCTGATAAGAAACGTAATGTTGTAATTGATGGGACGTTCGCTAAGATTATATACTCAAACGAGAATGTTGTTCTAAGTGGGATATATCTGAATGTTCCATTTATGTCGCTTAAACTAGTTAATTGTGAGAACGATCGTTTTTTACAATATAATTCGTCTGATCCAACCAATATTCGCATTATACAGGAATTCTCAAAAATCGAATTCCAATTGCTTGACTACTACACAAAATTTAATAACCTTCGTACCAATATATCAACCAGTCTGGCAAAACGACTTCAATCTGGCAAAATTAAAATTTCTAGCCTAAATAATGTGTGCCTAAACGAAAATATTACAATAGTCGTTAAAATATCTGGGATATGGGAAACTCTCAATGAAATCGGATTAGCCGTTAAAATTGTCCCTATTCAAAAAATAGTTGTATGAATCTAAAGACGGAGTCCAAGTCTCGGTCTGGCTCTCCCTGAAAACGGTTTGTTGCCGTTAGCCAAAGAATGTATTTTGGTTTGAACATCCGTTGAATTTGTCTTTGTTTCAAATGTAGTTATATTAATGAAGCCGGTCTTATCATCAATATTATATGTTAAATCCGTTATATCTGAAAATCCATCAGCAGTGTTCGTTGTGTATTTATCAAATTCAGTTCTACTTACAATGCGTTCAAGACCGTCTTTTAATTGCAAAATATTGCCATCAAGAATTGGGTAGAATTGATTGTAATCGATAGTTAAACCTGCTTTATCCACCCGTTGCTTCAACATATTGTCTTCATATCCCCAAGCCCAAAAATTGGGAAATCCATTTGTTTTTTCAAAATCGCCCGCTTTAATGGATACAATTCCGCCTAATGCAAATTTATAACCATAAAAATGTTTCACTGTACCCGTTTTTGTATCATAATTTAAAAAATTTTTGGTATATGGCATAGTATCTACATCATTAAAGACAAGGGTAATATTTTTATAATGATTTGGATATTTTTCTTTAACGACGAGAAATCCGATATTCTTCATTGCTCCGCGATTAAAATTTCGATGATCTTGTTGATGTGCAAAAAATATTTTGTAATCTGTTTTCGGCATATTCGATAATACTTTACCCATCTGCTCATTAAAAAAGTGTAAATGTTGAGGGCGGTCACGATATGGAATAATAAATATGATCTTTGGTATATTGTCCGGTTGTTGTGTTATTGGTTCAGGTTCTTGTACGATTATTGGTGCGGGTTCTTGTACGATTATTGGTTCAGGTTCTTGTACGATTATTTGTTCAGGTTCTTGTACGATTATTTGTTCAGGTTCTTTTACGATTATTTGTTCAGGTTCTTTTACGATTATTTGTTCAGGTTCTTCTACGATTATTTGTTCAGGTTCTTGTACGATTATTGGTGCGGGTTCTGGATTTACATTATATGTTATGGCTGCATTAAGTTGATTACTTTCAATTGCTCGTATAATTATTTTATTTTGCAACATAGACATGATATATGCTTCCATTTTGTTTTATTATATTATAGTATAATAAAAAATATTGGCTGAATAACATTATACGCGAAACCTTATTTGTATTTATCTAAAATAGATGCTGGCAATAATGATTCACGTATAAGGTCTAATTTTTTGAAACATTTGTTAATGGTCACTTCACTGACGCCAGAAACTGTCTTAATATCGGTCTTTGTTATATTCAAACCACAACTTTGTGCTATAAAATAAATTATTCCAGCAGAAATTGCGTGAGGTATGTTATCAGTGATTGTATTGTTCTGTTCTATTTTGAACGCAATAAATTTTGACAACATTGTTAATTCTGGATTAATACCAAGTTTGCTACAGTATCGTTCAACAAATGAACTTGGCAATGTAATGCATAAGTCAGCTTGTTTTGCTGGGTCAACATTCCGTTCAATATTATGAAGAATATTGACTGCAACTGAACAGCCAGTTGTTGCACTGGTTTTATCCAGTTTGAATATTTCCGCAATTTCGTGGGCGGTTCGCGGACATCCATTTACTCTACACGAAATATAAATAGATGCAGCTTTAATGCCGTCTCTATTCATACCTCTAAACATTTTCTGTTCAGATATATCTTTATGAATGCTAACAGCATCATCAATAAATATTTTTGGTATTCCCGCGTTTTGTGCCATAATCGTAATAAACTGAAACTCATCGTATAGTGATTTTTCTTTATGTGGCATGGATTGCCATTCCGTCCATTTACGAATTTTTTTCATCTCGTATGATGATTTATTGCTACACATCACTTTGCAACCGAACGATGATTGTACTAACAATGGATTAATTGGATTTCCACATCGTGTAGGGTCCTTTGCATTCTTATCTTCACTTCCATAGAAACGCCATTCTGGTGAAAAGTCAAGAGTATCTGTATACATGACTCCGCATTTTGCATTTACGCAAGTCGGAAATCCATCATCCATAATCATTAATGGCGATTTGCATAGATTACATATATCCTCGTTTTTATTATATACACATTCTATCGGGGGGTCTGCATCAGAGGATTCTTTTGTGATAGTTTTTAAATCAACATCAAAGACATTCCACAATTTTGACTTTGCCGACAAAGATAGATCATTTTTATTTTTTTGTGTTTTACGTGAGGTAGATTGTGGTTTCTGTGTTGAAATATTAAGCATTTATAAAATGAAATATTATTATGACAATTGATAATAATATTAAAAACGAAGCGAATTCAATTTTATGTCTCTATATTGTATAAATGGCAACAGTTGCATATTTTAAACGTAAAGTTGGCGATGCAATTACAGCTTCTGTCTCAGAAAATGGCAAATCACAATCCGAAAAAATAACAGAAGAGACTTGTAAATTACTTGCAGATAAAATACCCGATATTACCACTAAAATAGCGAATGGTATCCTTGCTGATTTAAAAACAAAAATTGATAGTGAGGCATTTAGTACAGATTTTGTAAATGTTCTCCAACGAAAACTTTTAGAGGAAAATAAAACGTCAGAACCCTTTTTAAGCAAATTTTCATCACTTTTTGATAAGATTATAAAAAAGGCTGAAGAAAATAAAGAGAATGAAAAACAACAAGGGGGTGCAGAGGCAGTTGAACCCGTTGCAGAGGCAGCAACCGCAGTTGAACCCGGCGCAGAAGCAGCAACCGTAGTTGAACCCGTTGCAGAGGCAGTTGAACCCGTTGCAGAAGCAGCAACCGCACTTGACACCGGTGCAGATGCAAATCCAAATCAATTGGGAGGCAATGCGAAAAGAACCACGCGTCGTGGTAACCATAAGGTTAAAATGCAAACACGTAAGCATAAGCGCCGAACAAATAAACGGCGTAATAAAAAAGGCAATATTATCTAAATGAAACCTTTTTTTCGATGGTTTCTAACATTTCTGGGTTGTACACTAATTTACCGGTTGGTTTATAACTATTTGCATCGGAATATTGTTTTTGCGATTTTGCGTTCGGGTTTGATTGCTTATCACCTAACATGATAGAATTCACATCCTCATCCCCATCGTCATCGCTATCATCTGACTTTTTTTTTACGACATTGCCTTTCTCGTCAATTACAACGCCAGTTTTCTTTTTTACTTCATTGCGAACATACGATGGAATCCAATTTTTCCAAGATACAAACAATGTATTTGGATGCATATACCGAACGTAAAAACCATTTGTTTCTAACTGTGCAACTAAATATCCGGTGCAATCACCATTATCATATACAGGTTCGCCAAATATATATTCAGGAACAATAAACCATATATGTGTATCGTTTGATCTACTGCGCGCTACAGTATTAATTCGTTTATGTACACGATTTAATAATTTATTATATATACTTAATTGTTTCAAATCCCTGCGTTGTTTTTTCGCAAATAGATTATCAATGTTCATTTTTTGAACAACATCCTCCTCTTCGGTATTTATAAAAACGGACATCGTGCTAATATATATGCATAAGAAAAAACATAGAATCATATTACGTAAATAGATTAGAATTATCTCTGTATGAGTAGCGAACAGAATGATCAAGAAACTACCAGCATAAACAATAATGAAAGTACTATAATAAAGCATATCGTTTGTTCAGGTGGTGGAGTAACTGGATTTGCTTTTTACGGTGCAATTAAAGAAAGCTATAACCAAGGCTTATGGCATATAGATAATATAAAAACGATCTATGGAACCTCGGTTGGAAGCATTTTTGCAGTAATATTAACATTAAAATACGATTGGGATACACTTGATGATTATTTAATCAAACGTCCTTGGCAAAATGTCTTCAAATTTAATCTGTATTCTATATTTGAATCGCTTCAACGACGCGGCATTTTTGGCAGAGAGACCATTGTGGATCTTTTTTTGCCCTTATTTAATGGAAAAGATATTTCGATTGACATTACCTTGTTAGACTTCTATGAATTAACACAAATCGAAGTACATATGTTTGCAACTGATATTAATATATTTCAGATAACAGATATTTCGTATAAAACACACCCGAATTGGAAAGTAGTAGATGCAGTGTATAGTTCGTGTGCAATACCGATTATATTCAGCCCATTTTTTAAAGATAATTCGTGTTATTGTGACGGTGGATTATTGACAAATTACCCGTTGGAAGAATGTATTAATAACGGCGCTGCACCGGAAGAAGTCATTGGATTATGTCACATTTATAATAGCGAACATATAGAAACAGTAAGTTCTGAATCATCGTTATTAGATTACGTAATGACGATAATAAAAAAATTACTTGGTGCAAAGCTATCTGCAAAATCCTATAATATTGCAAAGGAATTTTGCATAAGTAGTCCGTCCATTTCGATTTATGACATTGTAAATACAACCAGTGATATAAATGAACGCATTCGGCTCATACAACAAGGCATTGATTGTGTAAAAACAACGATTGGAATGATCCCTGCAAAATAACAACTATTTCACAATAAGTTGTTATTTACCATATAGCAATCTAATCGAATCGAATCTAATCTAAAAGCATCGTGTTGACAAATCGTTCTAACGTCTTCGATGTAATCTTTGAATCAAATTCAATCGTGTTGGTATCTTTCACCATTTTTACAGTAGGATAAGATTCGATTTGAAATTTATTAGTTAAACTTGTTATCTCACTAGACTCTGCGGTGCAGTCAATGTCTTTGCATTTTATAATGTATCCGTTTATTTCCTTGTCATTGTATTGCTTTTTGAAGTTATTCCACTCGGGCAAAGCTTTTTTGCAATGTGGGCACCAATCGACATGGAAAAACATAACCTCCGCTTCTTTATTTCGACGGTTGGCGTTTGCTACATTCGCAAATTTGTTATCTAGTGTCTTCTTATAATAATTATTGTATGCGTAGTAAGACAATGCAGCAAATATCGAACCAAATATAATTATTAACAAATAGTAATAATAAGGACGGATTAAATTCCCAACGACTTCAACTAGACCAGGCATTCTATATATATGATTAAGAAGATATTATGTCAATTACAACGAAAAGTATTGTCTAAACCAAGCAAATTTTAGTAATATATTTATTTATCCGTATTCTATACAGTAAGTACAAAAATGGCAAACAACAAAACACGTAAGTGTGTGCGTCGTCCGCAGAAAACAAAGAAAGTTTATTCAATTACTGACTATGAAAGCAATAATGGTATGCTAACAACTGTCTGGGGTCCCGGAATGTGGCACGCTCTACATACAATAAGTTTTAATTATCCGGTCAATCCAACAAAAGATGATAAACATAATTATATGAAATTTATATTAAATTTAAAGTATGTGTTGCCGTGTGGAAAATGTCGTAAGAACTTTCGTAAAAATTTAAAACATTTACCACTTACCATCTCACAAATGCAATCAAGAGAGACTTTTTCAAAATATATATATAATTTGCACGAGCTGATTAATACAATGTTAGGCAAAAAATCTGGATTATCATATGCAGAAGTAAGAGAACGATACGAGCATTTTCGTGCTAGATGCGGTCAACCAATAGCTGATATGTTAAAAAGATCGATTTGCAAAACGCGTAAATCTGGTAAAAAAATCGAGAACGGATGTACTGAACCGTTATATGGTGAAAAATCAAAATGCATATTAAAGATTGTACCAAACGATGAAAAATGTGATACGTTTCAAATCGATGAGAAATGTATCAAACAAAAACTACTATAATGCGAAAGAATTATTTAGTCATTTCATCAGCGTAAATATCGTATCTTTTAGTAAGAAATATATAGGAACTCTATATATACGAATTTAATATAGATGGTACAACCGAAACTGAAATCAACAACGACAATTAATGCAGATGAACCGCAAAATGACTCTTGTGGTCCAACAGATCAATTCTGTAATGCGAATAATAAAAAGCGTCCGAAGTCTGTACCATTTTGGGGCGAGAACCCAAATATATTATTTAATCAGAAATATTTGTTCGAATTCTTTCCAGTAGAAGATATGACATATGAACAGAAGTTAAACTCGGTAACGAGAACAGTTATACTATTAACTTTGGTCGGTTCTCTATTATCTCGTAGTATTCGCACATTGATTGTTGGAGCCATCACCGTCGGATCCATTTATATTTTGAATTATTACCACGAAAAAGAGAGAAAAAAAATACAAACTAAAACCACGGCAGAGGAAGTTAAGGAAGGATTTGAAAGTCCGGCGATTGCCTATTTAAACGACAATAACATCAGCATCCCGACTGATGCGTTTTTGACACCGGACACAAGCAACCCATTCGGCAATGTAATGATGACAGACTATGATTATAATCCAAATAAAAAACCGGCTCCTCCTGCATTTAATAACAAGGTAAATGCTGAGATATTAAAAAGTGCAAAACAATTAGTAAGTGATGCGAACCCCGATCAGCCAAACATTGCAGATAAATTATTCAAGGATTTAGGAGATAATTTCGCATTTGAACAATCCCTCCGCCCCTTTAATTCAAACCCTAGTACAACTATACCCAACGACCAACAATCATTCGCGGAATTTTGTTACGGCAGTATGATATCGTGCAAAGAAGGCAATCAATTTGCGTGCGCAAGAAATACCTCTCATTATACGAATTACTAGAATTGTCAGGTTTAGACTGTTATTTAAGTAATGTAAAATTCATTTACTTAAATAAATTCATATATTAGAAAATTCATTCTCTAACTATAATATAATAAGTGAATTACAATGTCTTCTACTAGTTCGTATTTCTTTAATAACGCCGGACGCATTGGTGCCGATGTTACTGACCAGTCACAACGAAATGTTTATAATACGCGATTTACTAATTACACCCTATCAGATTATTTTAGCGATAAAACCACCGATAGTCACGTTAAATTTGCCACAAAACAACCCGCGGTTATGTTTAGCGGAACAACTCACGGTTCCGGAATACACAGCAGCGTAGTTGATGACGAATCAATCTTGAAGTTAAAGGTTGAACAAGACCACGCAGTAGAGAAACTCCAATTGTTTCAGCGACCATTTTTAACTGTTCCATACCTCGGACGCGGCAGTTGCGACCCAGCATTGGAGTCTCAATTGTTACAAGGCGAAATGATCTCCGACAAGAAGAGTGCATCTACCATTATGGACAAGTCATTCTCTCAATATGCTCTTTATCCTACTGATAAAAAGATGGAGGAACGCGTGAATAATGCAGCGCATACCGTAGAAGAGGCAGCTCTTGATGGTTGGGTCCGCGGTGGTATGTCCACTCGCGAAATGTCAACTGATGAGATTATGAAAAAGAACAATCGCCCCAACGCATCCTTTTAATTGATATAAGCTATATTGTCAATACAACATCCAGTGTGTTTTTTATATTTTATGTAATGAATATAAAAAATGGTTGCGTTACTTATGTAGATAGACATGTTTCAATATAAGCATAATACAAAACGTAAAGCAAATACGCGTAGTAAAAATATTATTATTAAAAATGAGGAAGACAGCGATGCGTCTGATGCCGACAATGACGATTATGCAAGTAAGACTATCATGAAAGAAAATAATCACATTTATTTTCATTCAGAAGTAAATCGAGAGGCGATTTTTGAAATGATTACCCATATTCGCAAAGCTGAAATTGAAAATATTGTATTGGCTCATAAACTAAATAGCGATAATGCTATTCCCATTTTCTTACACATAAATTCTTTCGGTGGATCGGTGTTTGATGCACTCACTGCAATTGATGTTATTCAA